CCGGGCTGCAGGTGATGACCATTTCCCACACGCAAATGTGTCGTCAATTCCAGCCCTCCGCTTTCGGACCACACCGACTGCCGCATCTGATCATCGAATAAACTGGCGTTTTGCTTCAGGCTGCCAATAGCGTGATAAGCCGCAAAAGTCTGCTGTGGCAGCAAAAGAAAATCATCCAATTGCAGTCGATGCGCCCCGGTACCAACATGGAAAGCTTCCAGCACAAGTTGTTGTGCCATGGCGAAACTGCGTAAAGGCAGATCACCCCAGGGTATCAACAGCGGTTCCATGCGCAAGCTGGTCTGCCCCAATTCCAGGTCGCTGGAAGGTCCAACCCAGACTGGCATCCCGTCCACGCGCAGCTGCCAGCGCAGTTTGAAGTTGGCTTCGGTAGGTGCGCCAAATAAGCGCAGCAGCGGCAGCAATCCTATCCCCTGTAATCGGGTCACATCCAGGGCGGAAATCGTCCAGCTTGCCAGGCTGTGCCAACCGCTGCCGTTCCAGTCGTAGCGGCTGTACTTACCTGATGAGGCACTGGCATCCGTCAACACAGTCCCTCCGACGCCGCTTTCCGCTTCGAAGACCAGGTTGGGGAGATTGCCGCTCCCGGGCAAGCACATGCTCCCCAGCCAGAAGTCTGCCAGCGGCTCTCCACTGGTTGTGTTTTTCAGCTCCAGACGCAGCGGAATCTGGCTGAGGTTCCCGATCGCCTGCAGGTTGACCTCAAACCAGTTGTCGTGCCCGAGGGAAGGATCATCATGGTTGAAAAGCGTCAATCCATTCGTCACGCCCGAACCAGAGGAATTGGAGAGCGGCAAGGCAACTTCATCACCATAGAACACATTGTCGCGTTCCCAGTTCAGTTCCAGCCTGAAGCTTCCGCCTTCTGTTGAGAGGAGATGAGCTGGCAGAAACTGCCAATCAAACCGGTGCAGGGGTGAATAAAGAAAACAATCGCGAGTCTCGCTCCAAACCCGCAAACAGAGGTCCTGCCTTCGTTTGGCACCTGACCGCAGGGATTCGAACCCTTCGGTCACCGCTTTCAGTTCCTGCAGTGACCCCCTGAGGCTGACGATGGCTTTCTCTGCGACCCTTTCACCAGAGCTTGTTTGCATTTCCCATTCACAGCCAAGCATTGCCGGCAGCATACCTGCTCCCTGGAGCTCGAACCAAGTCAGGCCTGATGTATTGCTTAAAAAGCCTAACGACAACGGAATTTTCACCGCCAACTCCCGTTTTCCTGCCATTCCCATTGAAGATGCGCTGAACTCTGCGCGTTTTGCAGCTCCTGCAAACGCAGCCTGTCCATCTGCAAATCGAACTGGCGTTTGAGGTGCTCCGCCCAAAGCTGAAGTTGTGCGCGGTCAGACGGGAGGTTGGTATGGCTGCTCAGATCGTAATGCAGCACCGTGCTGATCAGGATGGCTGCCGCGCCGCTAAAAAGCGCGGGCAACCAGGTTTCGGGCAAGTCGCCAGTGATCTCGCCATCCAATTCAGCAATGCTGTAAGCGTGGTTCAGGCTCAGGTTGATTTCTTCCAATGCTAACCGCACAGCCTCTTCGCGGGTCTCCAGCGGAGCTGCCAGGGCATGCGGATCCAGAAATTGACTGCCAAGGCGGTCGGTAATACTGCTCAGCGTGATCATTCTGTGCTCCTTTTTGGGGTTTTTGTGTGCTTCTGATGTAACGCGTGATAATCCGCGGGTGTGAATCTGCGCTTCCAGCCACGGGCGTCCACGATGGTCAGGCTGCCATCCGCATGCAAGGCATACGCCAGCGCTCCGGGACCGACCAGGTCTTCAACCACTTGTTTCAAAATATCCTCTCGCATCATTCCTCCAGGTTGCCCCGCATGGAAGGAATCCATGCGGGGCAGTTAACGATTGCTTACTTGTTGGCGCTCAAGCCGTCTTCCAGGGCAGTGCCCAGGATGTAGCTGACCAACAGCGCCAGGATGCCAGCCAGTTGATCCCCATCCAGCGGGAAATCAGGCTTCACGGCTTTGATGATCATGAAAACCAGCCCCACCAGGGTCGCCCAAAACTTGCGTGAACTTAAGAGTGTCTTCCATTTATCCATGCGATTCTCCTTTCGAACCTAAGCAACGTTGCACTTGAACAGAGGGCGGAAGTCATTAACCCACACAGCCAGGTAATGGCGTACCTTCAGCCGATGTTCATCGTTGCTGAAAACTGCCGGAGATAGTTCATCGCCGGCAATAAAGATTTCTGGTGCCAGCCCAAAGCGTTCCCCCACAAAGATCGCGGGCGCGACGCGCGGATCGCAGGCTGCAGCCCAGTCGTTGGCATCTGTCCACTCCGGCACAACCAGTGGTACGGCACTGCCCTTGAGGACGTTGTCGTAGACGTAGTCAGGTTCACGCACCAGCGAACCGGTGCAGATTTCCATCGCTGCTTTTTGCTGCGAACGCCCAACCAGGATGAACTTGGGGTTGACCGCCATGCGTGGACCCTTGCCGTAAAAAGTGGTGACGTCCTTGATCAGCATCGGCTGCATGTATACCTTGCCGCTCACCACGTCCCAGTTGGTGTGGTTGAGCGCCAGGGTGTCAAGGTTGCCATGCCCGCCCGAGGTCGTGACGGCGGTGGCATTGAACAATGCGCTTCCGTCCGCCAGGTAAGGACCCGTCCCACCATTAATGGTAAAGATCTCTGCCACCAGCCTGGAGATTTTACGCATACCTGCGGATGCGAGTTCGCGGGCGTAGGAACGCAGTTTACGGGTTTCATCCCGGTCTATCAGCTCGAGTGTGAGCGGAATGTATCCGCCATATTTGACAAAACTGGCTGTTTCAGGTGAATCCCCGACTGCTAATTCCGGATATGCTCCGCCTTCTGCGATACTTGGCAGGTCGCCAACCGTGCCGACGAGGGTCCCGGTGATTTCATGCAGGCTATTGAAGTGCTCCTGCACGGTGACATCTTTCCACCAGTCATAGCCGGCTTTGCCGAGTTCCTCCCAGGTGTTGGTGACGAGCTTGTTGAGGCTGTTCTTGACCAGGCCGGTGAAGTCGCCAGTTGTCGCCAGTTGGGCGCGCTCAGGAAAGTATCCACCATGCAAGTCGTAGTCGCCGGTGGTGTTGAGATAGAGCTCACGGATGCCTGAGAGACGCGGCACAGAAGCTGAAACCATCTGCTTTTCCCGCGGCGCGCCAAACATATCATCCACAGCTGCCTGCAGCCGCTCGCCGGGCTCGACCATCCCTTCAATGCGGGCTGGACCTTGCACAATCCTGGCGCCGTCGTATTCCCCCAGCGTGGTGTGAGCCTCGCGCAGAGCAGCTTTGAGTTCGGCAGGCGCAAAAGTACGGTCCTGGAACTGGCTGCGGATGCGTTGCTGCATGCCGATGGGAAGGCGCGTGTTCGCCAGGAAACTTTCCAGCAGGTAAGCGCTCATTTCAGAGCGCATCGCTCGCATCTCCGAAAGCTGCTCCTGCAGCTCGCGGGTGGTTGAAGGGGGTTGAGCAGGGGGTGTTTCTGCCTGCAGCCCCGAAAAATCGTTATTCTGATTTGCTTCCATCCTTTTTCCTCCAATTTGTAACGGTTCGATTCCAAGTTGATTGAGCGCGCGCAAAAAGATTCCTCCGCGTGCCGGGTTGTAGACCAAGTCGACGGAGTAGATCTTGAGGATCTTCTCCACCTTGCCGGCTTTGCCCTTGAACAAAACATCCGCCGAGAAGCCCACTCTCACCGCAGGTTCGTCGCTTACCTCCAGTACTTGCCTGCCAATTTCGGCAAGAACCTTCGCTGACGGACCAAAAGCGGTCAGTTCAGCCCGCACACCGCAGGCAGCTTCGTCCCAACGGGTCTCCCGCAGTACCCCGGCGATATCGCGCACCGAGCGGGCACTCAGGCTGTGATCCACAAAACAATTCACACCTTCCCACAGCGCCAGTGACTCGCGCAGCACTTCCGCCGGGAATTCCCATCCGTTTGCCACCCCAGCGGTGATCGCCAGGATCTCAAATCGGTCACTACTGACAGGGTTTACCTCCAGATTTAAGTGCTCTCTGAATTCACCCATTCGTCTCCTTTCTTTTTTCCCATTTCAGAAAGGGTCTTTTGCCCCACGCAAAAACCGCATCTTTCCTTATTCCTCTTCGCTTTGACTCACATCCATTGTCGGTAACTGCTCACCCATAAAGCGATAAACCAGGCGCAGCAGTTCCTCTGAACTGATCAAGCCCTTTTCATGCAGTCCTGAGGCGATCGCCAATGCCTTCTGCCCGGCATCTGCCAATTCGGTATTATCCCGCGCTGAGATATCGCCGCCAGAGACGGTAATCCGGGCAGTGGGGTCCACGCTCAAGTCAAAGTAAGCGCGCCTTTCAACGACTACGCGCAGCAGATCCTGCAAGATCCAGCACATTGCCCGCTGCCGCTCCGCAAACCGGCGATAACTCGGATTGCCGGATGCCTCAGCCGTGGTTTTTGTCGAAGATTCCGGCTCAGCCAGGAAGTGCAGCGGCAGCCCCACGCCCGCCGCAATCATCTTCTTGATTGCCAGACCATCGCTCGAAGCATCCAGCGCCTCCAGCTTGGGCGCGATAACCGACCATTCTTCATTCTCGTCCGTCACCAACACCGAACCCGGCGCCGGCGGATGGGCTGCCAGCTGCGCTTGTCGGTTTGAACGCGCTGTTTCATTGGCAAACCTCGCTTTCACCACGTACACGAAGGCGTTGCGAAAGCGGTTCAAGCGCACCCGGTCCTCCAGCCAGGCGCTGTAACGCGAAAGCCACTTCAGGATCGGCGCCAGATCGCTCTCACCCCATTGAGACCCAACCGGCCGGTTGACGGCGTAGTGCAGCATGACCGGGGCAAAACCCCCACCCTCTTCGGGTCTGTCTCTGCCGGGCTGATAAGCTGGAAAGACCCTCTCAGCCCCTGTCAAACCGGATTTGCTCACGTAGAAAAGTTCCTGTTCAACGTCCGCCTCGCTTGATTCGATCCTGACGATATCCGCGCTGGGGATGACCCGCAAGTAGCTCATGCCGGAAGCATCGGTTGAAAGGAGCAGGAACAAGTTGCCGCTCAGTACCAATTCATCCGAAAGCTCGCCGGTGCGCAGGCTGAGGTGGTTCAGGCGGTGGTTCCAAAACCGCTCCAGGAATGCCTGCGTCTCCGCATGTGGGCTGCTCACCACGAATCCACCCCCTGTGACATAGGTCGTGGTAAGTTCGGTGATGCGCCGCGCCAGGGGGTTGAAGCGCCAGGCATCCATGCAGTCTGCCAGCACTTCCTGCCGATCGTAAGTCAGGCGGTCGCGTTGGCTTTCCCCTGCCTGCCAGGCACCAACCAGCAGGCTGTTATCCGATTCTTCCAGGCTAAGCCGTCCGTGGTGCTGGTCACTTTGAGGCTGAAGCCCCAAGAATTGCCGGATCTGGTTACCAAGGCTGCTCATGCTTCCACCGCCTGGCACAGCATGCTTTCAGCAGCACATTTTTCCCTCACCGGGCAAACGTCTCCATCCAGCGGGCAGATCACCCTGGCAGCGTCAGTTCGCCCAAAATACGCCAGCACGTCGGCGGGCGTGCCATTCCAGCGGTCATAATCCATGTAGTTGCCCACTCCGCCGATCGCCGGACCCCGTTCGGAGGTCTGGTGGATCAGCCAATGGTCGACACCTTT